ACGAGCGGAGCGTGGCCGAGCTGGCGCCCCACGTGCCGCCGCACCAGATGGTCCGCACCTGGCACATCGTGGACCCCGCCGCCGCCCCGGCCGTGGAGCCCCGGGAGGGCGTCTGCTGCGTGAGCGGAGCCTGGGTCCCGGACGTCTACCCGTTCCGCACGCGCTGCGTGGCCGCGGCGAAGGCCGGCCAGCTCGGGCGGGGCGTGGTCTACCGCGAGCACCCCGGCTACCACTACACCGGCACGTCGAGCAACGACTACCTCCGCCACCTGGCCGGATTCCGCGTGAGCCTCTGCACCGCCTCGGCGTACAAGTTCGCCCTCCGCAAGCACATCGAGGCCACGGCCGCGGGGTGCCGCGTCATCACCGACCTGCCCGACTACGACCACCTGCCGGGGATCGACGGCAATCTCATCCGCGTGCGGCCCGACATCCCCATCCCCGACCTGGCCGCCCTCATCCGCGAAGCGGCCGAGGGATGGGACCTGGCCACCCAGCGAGCCTACGCCGCCGCCGCCCTCCGCCGCTACGATTACCGCTTCGAGTGCGCCCGCCTGGCGAAGGAACTCCAAGCCTGGAAGGAGAGGATTCTCGGATGATCCCCCCCCGCGAACAGTGGTGTATCCAGATCGACGTCACCAATGCCTGCGTCCGCGCCTGCTCCAACTGCACGCGGATGATTGGCCACGCCCGCGAGGCGTGGTTCATGCCCGTGGACGCTTTCGCGGCGGCCGTCAACGCCCTCGCCCGCTTCCCGGCCGACAGCCCGCCCGACGGCCTGCACCGCCAGAAGGTCGTCGGGATGATCGGCGGCGAGCCGCTGCTCCACCCTGAGTTCCCCGAGCTCTGCCGCCTCATGGCCGAGGCCATCCCCGACCCCCGCCAGCGCGGCTTGTGGACCGGCCTCCACTGGAGGTCCCACCGCCACGCCGCCGTCATCGAGCGGACCTTCCCGCGCCCGCCATCGTACATCAACCCCAACGATCACAGCGGCTTGGTGTACCACCATCCCGTCCTCGTGGCCGCGCGCGACGTGTTGCCCGCCGACGACCTGTGGCCGGCCATCGAGCGCTGCGAACTCCAGGAGAAATGGAGCGCGAGCATCACCCCCAAGGGCTTCTTCTTCTGCGAGGTCGCCGGGGTATTCGACATGGTGTTCGACGGCCCCGGCGGCCTGGCGGTGACGCCCGACTGCTGGGGCCTCGACCTGGCCGCCTACCGCCAGCAGATTGCCCTGTGGTGCCCCCGCTGCGGCATCTGCGTGCCCGGCCTCCCCAAGCGGCGCGACAGCGAGAGCCGCGATGACATCTCGGTCTCTAACCTGGCCGCGCTCGAGCTCCTCGGCAGCCCCCGTGTGGCCGAGGGCCGCTATCGCCTCTTCGAGCCGTGCGAATACGAGCCGCCCGACCGGGCGGAGAGTCCCATCCACTACCTGAAAGGACGCTGAGAATGCCAACCTACTCCGTCGCCGAACTCCTGGCCGAGACGCCCGAGAACATCGCCGCCGGCGCGATGGGCGACTACTCGCTCACCGAGCGCGACATGCGCGTCGCCCTCGCCCTGTTCAACCGCCACAAGCCCCGCAACGTCCTGGACTTCGGCTGCAACTGGGGCAACACTGCCGCCCTCGTGCTTGCCAACTGCCCTTTCGTTGAGCTCTGGCTCGGCGTGGACCTGCGCCCCGAGCTGTTCCCCAAACGGGGGATCGTGCCGCAGGAGGCTGGCCACCTCGCCCGCCACGATCCCCGCTTCCGCCTCATCCTCACGGACGAGACGGTGGACGACCTCCAGCGCCAGCTCCGCGGCCTCGGTCTGGCCTTCGACGCGATCCTGATGGACGCGAACCACGAGGAGGCCCCGACCCGCCGCGACACGGAGGCCTGCGAGCCGTTCGCGGCCTCGCCCTGCCTCTGGCTGTGGCACGATTACAACGTGGACAGCCGCCAGCAGCCGACGGGCCGGCCCTTCCCGGTCAAGGCCTATCTCGACCGCCTGATCGCCGCCGGCCGCCCCATCATGGTGCCCGACGAGGCCGACCGCCATCCCTGGCGATGCGTGAGCCTGGCCTGGGAGGTGCGCTGATGGACTGGGAAATGATGACCGTGGCCGCCCGCGATCTCCTGCCCGGCGCCTGGTGGACCGACCCGGCGACGAGGAGCGAACTGACCTGGGCCGCCTACGAGGCCACCTACCGGATGCTCATGGAGCGGCCGGAGGCGACCGGGCCGGAACTGCCGCTCTACGAGCCGTGGAATGCCTGGTGCCGGCGCCGCTTCGGCTTCCTGCCTACAGGCGCCGAGGCGCCCGACCAGGGCGGCCTCTGGACTTTCGCCAGCGTCGAGCGGTGCGCCCGCGCGCTCCTGGCCGGCTTCCAGGCCAAAGGAGGCTACGATCCGACGCCGACTCTGAGCGCCGAGTGGCCGATCCGCATCCTCATCACCTCCAACGGCCGCATGCCGTTGATCGAGGGAAACAACCGCGTGGCCCTCATCCGCGTGTTCCACGGCCTTGACTATGAGTTTCAGGTGGGCGTTTTCCGCCGCGAGGACGCCTGGCGCAGCCAGCGCCGCTACCTGCTCGGCGTGGGCGGCGGCCGCCAGCGGCTCTACCAGCCCCTCCCGCACCCCGACTTCCGCACCTGGGAGGTCGCCCAGCCCTGCATCGAGCGGTGGGGCATGATGGCGCCCGTTCTCGGGACCTCCTTCCGCGGTTCCGTCCTCGACCTCGGCTGCCAGACCGGCTGGTTCAGCCGCGCCTTCGCCGAGGCGGGTTGCCGCGTTGACGCCGTGGACTGCGACCAGCGCATCCTCCAAGTGGCCGAGATCGCGTCAGAGTTCCGAGAGGACGGCCGCCCCAAGCCCCGCTACATCTGCGGGAACCTGGTAGATTACCTGGCGGCCAGGAGCGAGCCGGCCGACGTCTGCCTGTTCCTCTCCACCATCATGCACGTATTCAGGCAGGAGGGCCACGACGGCGGCTGGGCCGCCCTGCGCCGCATTTCGCAACTCGCGCCCCTCCTCTTCCTCGACTGCGTGTGGGGCGGCTACAGCCCGCACCTGCCGTTCAGCATAGACACCATCTGCAAGGAGATCATCGCCCACACCGAGTTCACTGACGCCCGCCAGCTCGGCTGGACGGATCACGAGCACCGCCCCTTCTATGTCTTCACTCGATAGGAGAGCCGCATGGCCCTGGACGCTGATGGCATCGAGCGGTTTCGCCGCGTCGAGATCGAACTCAACTCCGTCTGCGACATCTGCTGCGAGAGCTGCGACCGCTTCATTCCGGAGGCCCCGACCGCCAACATGACCCTCGGCCAGCTCCGCCATTTCTTCGCGGAGTCCTATGCGCTGGACTGGCACTGGCACCGCATCCACATCCTCGGCGGCGAGCCGACGCTCCACCCGCAGCTCCGCGACTTCGTCACCGAAGCCCTGCGCTACCGGGCGCGATACCCATGCCAACTCACGCTCCTCTCCAACGGCTCGGGCCGCCTCGCGGAGCATCGCCAGTGGCTCGAGGACCGCGGGGTGCGCGTGGCCGTGGAATCGAAAGGCGACCATCCCCACCCCTGGTTCTGCAACATGCGCATCGCCCCGGTGGATGCCACGCCCCCCGTGACGGTGGCCGAGCCATGCTCGATCTTTGGCATCGAGGGCTGTGGCCTCGGCTTCACACGCCACGGCCTGTTTCTCTGTGGAGCCGGCGCGAGCATCGCCCGCGTGGCTGGCCTGGACATCGGCCTTCAGCGGCTGGCCGACGTTACCTATGCCCGCATGGCCGCCCAGGCGCGCCAGCTCTGCCACCTCTGCGGGCACCTCAGCACGGCAACCTACAAGTCGCGGCCCCTACTCGATACGCTGGGGGTCGTCTCCCCCACCTGGCAACGCCTCCTCGCCAGGTACCGCGAGGCCGTTCCCCCAATGACCCTGTACCCAGGAGAAGCACTATGACGGCAACCGAATGGGCCGCCAGCCTTTTTCCGAAGCCCGGCTACTTCGTGGAGGCCGGCGCCCACGACGGCATCGGCGACTCGCTCACCTATGCCCTCGAACTCGCCGGCTGGACGGGCATCTGCGTCGAGCCAAGCAACGCGTACCACGGCCTCTGCCAGTCGCGCCGCTGCCGCACCGACCACAGGCCGCTCTGGCGGGCAGACGGCGCCACGATGATCTTCAGGGAGGTGGCCGGGAACGCCATCGAGCTCTCCGGCTTCGTCGCAACCTTCGGCGACCACTGGGACCGCGAGACCAGGCCGCACGTGGACCGCGAGGTGACCACGGTGAGCTTGCCGACCCTCCTGAGAGAACACGGCGCCCCCGCCGCAATCGAGCTGCTCTGCCTCGACACCGAAGGAAGCGAGTTGGCCATCCTGGAGGGCCACGACTTCAACGCCTACCTGTTCGCCGCCATCGTCGTTGAGCATAATGGCGTCTCCAGCCGCCAAGCCGAGCTGAGAGAGTTCCTGGCCTCGAAGGGCTATTGCCTCGACGCCCGATGGCCCAACGGGATTGAGGACTGGTTCCTCCACCGCTCCGTGAAAGAGCCGCGAGCATGAATGCTCTCACCGTGTCCGTGGACTATGACGATCTTCTGGCCATTACCCTGCCGCGGAACGCGCGGCACTTCGACAAAGTGCTCGTGGTCTCGACGCCCGAGGACGCGGCGACCGCCGCCGTCGTGGCCGCCGTGCCCAACGCCCGCCTGTTCACGACGCGGGCGTTCTACCACGATGGCGCGCCCTTCGCCAAGGGCCTGGCCGTGGAACAGGGACTCGACGCCCTGGGCCGCGACGGCTGGCTGTGCATCTTCGACGCCGACACGCTGCTGCCCGAGGCGCCCGACTGGACGCCGCTCGCCCGCGGCCGCCTCCACGTGCCCCGCCGCCGAATCCTCAGCCACGTGGAGAAGTGGACGCCCGACCTGAACTGGGCCGCCTGCCCCGTCGTGGACGACCGCGAGCACGCCGGCTACTGCCAGGTGTTCCACGCCGACGACCCCGTGCTGAGGAACCGCCGGCCCTGGTACGGCGTCCGCTGGCGGACGGCCGCCGGCTGCGACTCGGATTTCATGCACCTCTGGCCGCCGGAGCGCCGCGCCTGGCTGCCATGGCACGTGCTCCACATCGGCTTCCACGGCCTCAACTGGTGCGGCCGCTGGACCCCGCGCATCGACGGCCAGCCGCCCCGCGACGCAGACGCCCACGCCGAGGCGCAGGGACGCCTCCGCGATGACCGCAAGAGCCACGGCTACCGAAAGGAGCAATTCTGATGTCGAATCGCCGCCCGACACTGAAGGGAAGGCCCCCTGGGAGCCCGAACATGCCGAAGCCGACCGTCCGCTCCATCCGCCAGCCGCCCGCCTGCCCCTACTGCGGGAGCAGTGAGACCAACATCTTCTACACGCGTCCCTCGCAGGACCTCCAGGGGATAGAGGGGAAAACCCGACTCCGCTATTGCCGGATCAACCGGCGGGTTCGCGAGTGCCTCAAGTGCCGCCGGCGATTCGACGAGCGCGAATATGTGCTCTCTGGCACGGAAGCAGAAACTACTCAGAACTGAGTTGTTTTTGCCGCCAGACTATTGACACTCGGCCCCGCCGGCCTAGAATGGAAGTGCCGACCCGAAATAGCGGGGCGCCTAGCTAGCGCCCCGTCCGAGAACCAACGAAAGCCGTGCAGGGCTGCACCCTTGCACGGCTTTTTCGTTGGGCCTCCAGGAGGTCAGCCCTGGCCACCCACGCCGAACAGATGCGCGACGCGCTGAAGACCGCCCTCCTCAAAGGCACCATCGCCGAGTCTACCACCGTCGACGGAACGAGCGTGCGGTTCCGCGACCGCAAGGAGCTGCGCGACGAGTACCAGTTCTGGTGCAGGGAGGTCGCCCGCGAGCGCGGCGAGCGCCCGAGCCTCGCCCAAATGGACTTGAGCGGAGCTTTCGATGCCTGACGAGCCGAAGACCGCCGCCAAGCCGCACCGCGCGCCCCGCGTGACGTACTCGCGGGCCGTGGCCCTCGGCTACGACGCCGCGGGCGACGCGGGGAAGCGCCGCAAAACCACCTCGACCACGCTCAAGAGCGAGGACAGCACGCTCGGCCAGACCGACCGCAAGCGGCTCATCAACCGCGCCCGGGATCTCCGCCGCAACTTCACCGTCGCCCGATGGATGGTTCGCAAGCACCTCGATTGGGTGACATCCTTCGCCTTCCAGTCGCACACGGACGACCCGGAATGGGACACCGCGGTCGAGGAGTTCGTGGCCGAGTGGGCCAAGCCGTGGAACTCCGACCTGAACCGCCGCCACTCGTTCTGGCAGATGCTGCGCGGCGCCGAGGCCTGCCGCGTGGTTGACGGCGATTTGCTCTTCTCGCGATTGAGCGACGGCCGCCTTCAGCCCATCGAGGGCGACCGCATTCAGACCCCCTTCGGCCACAGCCCCAAAGGCTACGAGAAGGAGACCTTCGTCAACGGCGTCCAGGTCTCCAAGACCGGCGCCGCCCTCGGCTACGCCGTCTGCGACCGCGACGAGTACGGCGGCTTCGTCTTCCGCACCGTCCTGCCCGCGGCCTTCTGCACGCTCCACGCGCACTTCGACCGCTTTGACCAGGTGCGCGGCGTGAGCGAGCTGGCCTCCGCCATGAACGACCTCCAGGACAACTATGAGGCGAAGGTGTACGCCCTGGGCAAGATGAAGGCCGCGCAGCTCTGCGGCCTCGTCACCAAGCGCGGCTCCGACAGCGCCCTGGGCACAGTGACAGGGAGCGGCGACAGCGCCAACGAAATCCCCTTCAGCGTGGACATGGGGAAGGGGCTGTTCCACCTCGACCTCGAACCCGAGGACACCGCCGAGATCATCGAGGCGCGGACCCCAAGCGAGGAGTTTCAGAACTTCTGGCGGCAGGTGACGATGATGACCTTGAAGGCGTTGAACCTGCCCTATTCGTTCTGGGACGAGTCGTTCACGAACTTCTTCGGCTCCCGTTCCGCCCTCATCAACTATGTGCAGTCGGCCACCCACAACCGCGGCCACGTGGCGACCACGGCGACCGCCCTGCTCCGCTGGCGCCTCGGCATCGCCGTGGCGAATGGTGAGCTGACCCTGCCCGCCGGCCTGGCCTTCAACGATGCCATGAAATTCCAGCTCCAGCCGAAGGCCCTGCCGTGGTGGAACCCGCTTCAGGAGGTGAAAGCTGATCTGGAGGCTGTCCACGGGCGGCTCATCAGCCGCCGCCGCCTGCTCGCTGAGCGGGGGATCGACTTCTTTGAGGTCGTAGACGAGTTGGACGAAGAGGAGGCGTACATCGCCACGAAGGCCAACCTGAAGCCGCCCGCCCCGGCCACGCCGCCCCCACCCCCCGTGGCCGACGGCTACGGCCCGCAGGAGGATGCCGATGCCATCGCCAAGTGAGCACCGTCCCGGCCACCAATGGATGCTCTCGGCACCCCTCTACGGCCTTCCGCCTCAGCGCGTGGACGCCGAGAAGGGCGTCATCTACGGCTTCGCGGTCGTCACCGAGGGCGAGGCCAAAGGCCACGGCGTCCACCTCGACGCCGAGTTCGTCCAGGAGGTAGTCAAGCGTGGAAACGAAAAGGCCCACGGCCTCAAAAGCCGATTCGGCCATCCCAACATGTCCTCCACCGCCCTCGGCACATTCCTTGGACGAGTCAAGAACCTGCGAAGTGAGCCAAGCCCTCAGGGCCTTGTTGCTCGGGGCGACCTCTACCTCTCGACGACGGCCCGCGAGACGCCCCAAGGCGACCTCTACGGCTACGTCCTGAGCCTGGCCGACAACGACGCGGCCGCCTTCGGCTCGAGCATCGTTTTCGAGCCAGGCCAGCTCTACCGCCGCGACGCCGCGGGAAACAAAGTGATCCTCCAAAGCGGCGACGAGCCGGAGCCCGATGACCGCGTGTTCGTCGAGCTGGGCGAGCTGCATGCCGACGACCTGGTGGACGACCCCGCCGCGAACCCGAGCGGCCTGTTCGGCTCGGCCTGGGCCGATGAGACGTGGGCCGGGCAAGTGACCCAGTTCCTCGACCTCCACCCTGAGATCTTCGACCTGATCGAGCGGCATCCCGACGCGGTGCGAGGTTTCCTCGCCCGCTACCGCTCCTACCTCGCACGAAAGGGAAAAACGATGGCAGACCAGATCGAGGCTGCCGTGGGGGCCGCCGAGCAGAAGCTCGCCGGCCAGGAATCGACCGTGGCGGCAGAGGCCGCGCCCGAGCCCGAGACGGCCGCCCCGCCTGCCGAGGCGCCAGCGCCCGCCGAGAATCCGGGGAAGCGATTCCTCGAGGCCTTCGGCCAGCAGGGCGCCGTGTGGTTCGTGGAGGGAAAGAGCTTCGACGAGGCCACGCAGCTCCACGTGGCCGACCTGCGCGGCCAGTTGGCCGCGAAGGACAAAGCCCTGGCAGACGCCAAGGCCGCGCACGCCGAGGAGCTGAAGGCCAAGGACGCCGAGATCGCCGCGCTGAAGCAGCGGCTGGAGGCGGCCAGCGCCGCCGGCCTCGGCAACCCGCCCGTCGCCCAGCGGGCGACCGAGGAGGCCGCAGCCGAGGATGAGGAGTTCACGAAGCTCCTTGAGGCCTTCGACGGCGACGAGAAGCGGGCGAAGGCCGCCCTCGCCCGGCGCCAGAAGGCGCGAGCCGCCAAGAGCGGCGCGTGAGACTGTGACCGACCCGCAATCCAACAGGAGAGCCTCCAATGGCTCACGACCGAATGACCGCCGCCGACGTGCTCGCCGTCAACAACAGCGAGGAGATCATCGGCTGCATCGTGCAGACCGCGCTCCTCTACCCCGAGCTGGCCGTCTTCCCCGCCAGCCCCGTGGCGAAGACGAAGTACTCGACGCTCGTGCGCACGGCCCTGCCGAGCGTGGGGTTTCGCAGCATCAACACGGGCCGCGACAACAGCCGGGCCACGCTCACCGAGCGCACGGTCGAGGCGATGTTCCTGGACGCATCCTGGGACATTGACGAGGCCGCGGCCCGGAAGGCCGAGTGGGGCGTGGAGGCCGCCTGCGGCATCCAGCGTCAAGCCCACATTGACGCCGCGTTCGGCGCCATCGCTGCGCAGATCTGGCAGGGCACCGATGCCAGCGCCAGTGGCTTCGCTGGCCTCAACAGCCTCCTGAACGGGCTCAACGACACCATGATGGTGAACGCCGGCGGCTCGGGCGCCGCGTGCACCTCCATCTGGGGCATTCAGTTCAACCCGCGCGTCGTGCGCGCCGAGGGCGCCGAGCGCCAGGTCGCCGAGGTCATGCTCTGCTTCGGCCTCGACGCCCGCCTGGCGGTCGGCGACACGGTTTACGACACCCTGCCGACAAGCGATGGGACCACCATGTGGGGCTGGAAGCAGGCCATCAGCGGCTACGTGGGCCTCCAGGCCTGCAACTACGATGCGTTCGGACGCATTGCCAACCTGGATTCCACCCACGCGGCGAGCGACGATCTGATCGCATCGCTCCTGTCGAAGTTCCGGGTCGGCCGGAAGCCGGACTACCTGTTCATGAACCGCACCTCGATGAAGGCGCTTCAGGACAGCCGGACGGCCACGAACTCGACGGGCGCCCCTGCGCCCTTCCCGACCGAGGCGTTCGGCGTGCCGATCATCGTGACCGACTCGATCCCCGACACCGAGGCGGCCATCACGGCGACGACCTGAGCGTCGCCGAGGAGCAAGCGGTGAGCGACGTTGATTCCGCCATCGCCGAGGCCGCCGCCGGGCTTCTTGCCGTCGCCGGGACCTCCGTCACCTACTCGCGGGGCGCCAGCTCCGTGGCGGTGACGGGGGTCCCCGCCCGCTCGCTCTTCGAGGTGGACAACGGCGTGGACGAACTCCGCGAGCAGGTCGAAAGCCTGGACTGGCTCTTCGAGGCCGCCGACCTCGTGCTTGCCTCTGTGACCGTGACCCCCCAACGAGGCGACAAGATCGCCCAAGCCGTCGGGAGCGAAACCCTGACCTTCGAGGTCCTCGACATCCCCAACGAGGGTTGCTACCGCTGGAGCGATCCCCAGCACACCCTCATTCGCGTGCACGCGAGACTCGTGGTGGCCGCATGAGCCTGGCAACCGACATCGCCGACGCCGTGGTGGCCGACCTGAACGCGCACACGTTCACCATCGCCTTCACCTCGGCGCGCAAATGGCTGGCCGAGCTGAAGCTGGCGGAGGTGAGCGACACGCTCCATGTGACCATCGTCCCCGGCACCCTCGCTCAAACGCCGGCCACGCGGACCAAGCGCCAGGCCGACTGCCAGATCCAGATCGGCGTCCGCAAGCGCCCGCCCAGCCTCGCCGACGCCGCCGGCCACGTGAAGAACTCCCTGATCGATCCCCTCGCGAACCTGGTTCAGGAGATCGACGACTTCCTGGCCACCCAACAGACGCTGACCACGCTGGCCGGCGTCGTTTGGATCGCGTCCGAACTGACCTTGCCCTTTTCCGCCGAGCACCTGGCGAGCTGGAACCAATTCACCAGCGTGCTCACCCTCACCTATCGCAACTGGAGATAACCGATGGCGAACACGACCCCGAACATCGGCCAGCAGTGCAAGCTCTACCGAGGCAGCGCGTTCGACGACGCCATGTCGAGCGCCAACTGGCTCGAGGTCGAGAACGTCCAGGACCTCAACCTCGGCAGCGAGCACGACAAGGCCGAGGCCAACACGCGCGCGACGCGCCACAAGCGCTACCTGCTCGGCCTCCAGGACAATCCGATCACCTTCAGCTCCCTCTGGGACCCGAGCGATGCCGACTTCACCGCCTTCCTCGACGCGCACCTCAACGGCACCACGCTGCCCATCATGGTGCTCGACGGCGACAAGGACGAGGCCGGCACCGAGGGCCTGAAGGCCGACGTCTATGTGTCCAAGTGCGAGCGGCAGGAGGTCCTCGGCGAGGCGACGGCGGCCGACATCGAGCTCGCCATCGCCTACAGCGCCAACCTCCCGACCTGGATGACCGCGACGACCTGAGCCGTGGCTAACTGACGAAAGGGCGGCGGCATGGCAACGTTCCGCGACGGCAGCGGCCGCGACTGGGCGGTGACCATCACGGTCGCCACGGTCAAGCGCGTCAAGAGCCTGCTCGGCCTCGACCTGCTGAAGATCGAGGACAACCTGATCGGCCGCGTGGCCGACGACCCCGTGCTCCTCTGCGACCTGCTCTACGCCGTCTGCAAGCCCCAGGCCGACGAGTGCGGCGTCGCCGACTCCGCGTTCGGCGAGCTGCTCGCCGGCGACGTGCTCGACGCCGCGACCGACGCCTTCCTGGAGGAGCTGGTTGGTTTTTTCCCCAGGCACCGCCGCCGCGTCCTGGCGGCGGTGCTGGCGAAGCAGAAGGACCTCCTCGGAGCGGTCGCCGCAAAGGCGATGGCACGGGTCGAGGAGCTGACGCTCGACCAGTTGACCTCTGGCGAGAAGTCTACCGGCTCGCCGGCGTCCTCGGCTGCGACCCCGGCCCCCTGACCCTCCGGGAACTCGTCTGGATGGTCGAGGGCCGCCGCAACGACGCCTGGCATCACACATCGGCGGTGCTCGCGATGCTCTACAACGCCAATCGGGACCCCAAGCGGAGCCGGCCGAAGTCGCCGAACGACTTCCACCCCTATCTCGTCAGCCATGCGGCCGCCCGCCGCGGCGTCCCCATCACTAAGGCCATGTTGCCCCTGCTCCGAAAGGTGTTCTGCAAGTGACTGGCACCCGCTCCGCACTCGTCAAGCGCTCGAAGCAGTGGTGGTTTGACAGCCAGAAGGTCATCGCCGCCGTCCACAAGGCCGAGCGGCGGGTGCAGAGTCGCCAAGGCGCTCTCATCCGCGGGATCGCCCGCCGCTCGATGCGGAAACGCCGCGGGCCATCGCGCCCAGGCCGCCCGCCCCACGTCCACCGAGGGATGCTGAAGGACCTGCTGTTTTTCGGCTGGGACCCGGCCACCCGCACGACCGTGGTTGGGCCTGCGAAATTCAGGCGCGGGATCGTCCCAGCGCTTCTCGAAAAGGGCGGCACCACACAACGAAAGAGGGGGAAGAAGCTCCTCACCGTCCACATCGCCGCGCGCCCCTACATGGGACCCGCCCTGGCCGCTGCGAAGCCCAACCTCGCCGAGAGCTGGCGCGACGCCGTGGTGAGGACCTTGTGACATGGCAGCCGACGCGAAGGGCATCCGGGCAGGCAAGGCATACGTCGAGCTGGGCACGCTCGACAAGAGCCTCACGCGCGGCCTCCGGGCCGCCTCGGCCAAGCTCCGGGCCTTCGGCAACGGCGTCGCCGCCATCGGCCTCAAGACGATGGGGATCGGCGCCGCCATCGTCGCCCCGCTCGCCGCCGCAGCGAAGCTCTTCAGCTCGATGGGCGACGAGATCGGGAAGATGTCCAAGCGCACAGGCCTGGGCGCTGAGTTCCTCTCCGAACTCGGCTACGCCGCCCGCCTCTCCGGCGCCTCGCTCGAAGACACCGAGAAGCAAGTTACCCGCCTTCAGCGCGCAGCGTACGACGCCGCGCGCGGGAGCAAAGAGCAGGTCGAGGCGTTCGACAGCCTCGGCGTGGCGGCCACCGACGCCAGCGGGGCGCTTCGCCCGACGGAAGACATCTTCCGCGATGTGGTGAACAGCCTGGCCGGCGTCACAAACGAAACCCAGAAGGCGGGTCTGTCTCTGGTGCTCTTTGGCAGATCGGGCACGCAGATTCTCCCGATGATCCACGACGGCGAGAAGGGCTTGAAGGCCATGATGGCGGAGGCCCACAGGCTCGGCCTGGTGATGAGCAAGGAGGACGTCCAAGCCGCCGAAGAGATGACCGATCAGTTTGAGCGGCTCTGGTCTGCCGCCAAGATGGGGGTCTTCCGCGTCGGGAGGGCGTTGGCGCCCATCCTGGGCGACTTCGCCGCGGGCACGGCGCGGATCGCCGCGACGATTGGCGACTGGATCAACCGCAACCGCGAGCTCATCGTGCTCATGCTCAAGCTCGGCGTCGGCCTGATCGTGGCCGGCGTGGGGATGGCCCTGCTCGGGAAGATCATCGCGGGCGTCGGCCTCGCCCTGGGCCTGCTCGCCAAAGGCATTTCCCTGAGCATCGGGCTC